ACGCGCCCGAGCCTCATCGCTCGGGTGCGTTGCGCCCGGCTCCTCTGCGCGCGTAACGCTGCACGCTACTCGTGGAGGGTGGCGTGGCTTACGATCAAGCCGAGGTGCCGGAGGGCGTGCAGGAGGCGGTTCGCGCCGCCTACAGCGACGCCGCCCAGTTCATTGACGACGAGATCGCGCCTCTTCGCGAGAAGGCGTTCAGCTACTTCGACGGCTATGTCTGGAGCCGCGCCGGCAAGCCGGAGACGCCTGACGATCTGGAGGGCCGCTCCAGCATCGTCATGCGCGAGGTGGCTGACACGATCCAGCAGATGCTGCCTGGTCTGATCCGCGTCTTCACCTCCGGCGAACAGGTCGTCCAGTTCGTCCCCAACGGCCCCGAAGACGAGGCCCTGGCGGAGCAGCAGACGGACTACGTCAACCACGTCATGAACAGCGACGGGAACAGCTTCTTCGTGCTGCTGCACGACGCGCTGCACGACGCGCTGCTGAAGAAGACCGGCGTCCTCATGTGGTACTGGGACGAGCGCGTCACCGTTGACGAGATGACCTTCACCGGCCTGTCGCCGTTCCAGGCGGCCAGGCTGGAGCAAGACCCCGAGATCGAGGTGCTGGAGCGGACGGAGACGTTCGCGGCGCCCCTCGCTTCGCCGCCTCCGTCCGAAGCCGTTGGCGGGGTGTTCCCGCCTGCCGCACCTCCCCCGGCGGACGTGATGGCGGCGGCCCCCGGCGTTGATCCTTCCCCGGCGCCGGGGGCGCCCTTTGCCGAGCCGACGATCGAAATGCGCGTTCGCCGCCGCCGTACCCGCGGCGCGCTGCGCGTGGAGGCTGTGCCGCCGGAGGAGTTCGTCATCGCGCGCGACGCGCGGGACGTGCCGACGACGCCGTACTGCGCCCGCCGCCGGCTGCCGACCGTCTCCGAGCTCGTGGAGGCCGGCTATGACCGCGAGGCGGTCGAGCGCCACGCGCGCGAGGACATCGAGTTCGGTCTGAACGAGGAGGCCGAGCAGCGGAACCCCGGCCTCCGCGAGCGCGTCAGCGGCAGCCCGCGCGACCGCAGCCAGTGGCGCGTGCTCTATGCCGAGCACTACATCCGCTTCGACAGCGACGACGATGGCGTGGCCGAGCTCCACCGCGTCTGCACAGTCGGCGAGCAGTGCGAGGAGGTGCTGCACGACGAGATCGTGCCGGAGGCGCCGTTCGCGGTGTTCAGCCCCGTGCGTCTGCCGCATGCGGTGTTCGGCTACAGCGTCGCCGATCAGGTGATCGACTTGCAGGATCTGAAGACGCAGATCATGCGCTCGGTCCTCGACAGCCTGGCGGAGAGCCTGGACCCCAAGATGGGGGTGGTCGAGAACGCGGTGCGGATGGAGGACGTGCTCAACAACGAGCGCGGCGCCGTCATCCGCATGTCGGCGCCCGGCATGGTGCAGCCCTTTGCGATGCCGTTCGTCGGCCCGCAGGCGATGGGCGTCATGGCGTACCTCGATGAGGTCCGCGCGCAGCGCACCGGCATCACCAGGGCCAGCCAGGGCCTCGACCCCGAGATCCTCCAGAGCACGACGAAGGCGGCGGTGCAGAACACCGTCGAGGCGGCGCAGGAGCGGGTCGAGATGATCGCCCGCACGATCGCCGAGACGGGCGTGAAAGCGCTCTTCCGCGGTGTGCTGCGCGCCATCATCCGCCATCAGGACAAGCCGCGGGTGGTGCGGCTCCGCAATCAGTGGGTGGAGGTCGATCCTCGAGCCTGGGACGCGGAGATGGATGTCTCGGTGAATGTCGGCCTGGGCCGCGGCACCGAGGAGCAGAAGATGGGCTTCCTGGCCCAGATTGTTCAGAAGCAGGAGCAGATCCTCACGACGCTCGGGCCGGCGAACCCGCTCGTGGATCTCCGCCAGCTTCGCTCGACCTACGCCGAGATGCTGCGCCTGGCCGGCTACAAGGACGCGTCGCGCTTCTTCAAGGAAATCGACCAGGCGGCAATGCAGCAGATGGCCCAGGCCTCGCAGCAGCGTCAGGCGCCGATGGACCCGAACATGCTGCTCGCCCAGGTCGAGGCCCAGAAGGCGCAGATCGACATGCAGATCGCGCGCGAGAAGATGCAGCTTGAGTGGCTGAAGGCCCAACAGGCTGACGACCGCGAGCGTGACAAGACCGAGGCCGACATCGCGCTGCGGGCCGCCGAGATGCAGGCCCGCTACGGCGCGCAGATCAACATGGCGGAGATCAAGGCCTCGATCGACCGCGACCGGAACCTGATGCAGATGCAGGCGCAGCAGCAGCGCGACGCCATGCAGATGCAGCAGCGCCGCGAGCAGGCCGCCATGCAGAGCCAGCAGCAGGGGGCGGTGCAGTGAGCCGGATGCGCCGGGCGCAGCGCGCCATCGAGGGCATGCTGGAGCGCGACGAGCGCGCCCCGGTGACTGTTCCGAAGCGGACCAGCGTGCGCGGCCAGCCGCACAAGCTGGCGTACATCAACGACGAGGAGGCCGCCCTGCTGCGGTCCCGCGGCGGCGGCGTGGACCGCGACGGCGGCCAGATCATGCACCGCGGGGTGCCGGCGTACTTCGCCGGAGATAACGCGGACAGCGGCACTGCGAACACTACCGGCGACAGCGCACCCAGCAGTCAGGGCGGCGGGTACAATGACGGCGGCGGTGACGGTGGTTATGGCGGGGGCGGTGCCCCGGCGGCGATGTCGCCGGAAGCCGCGGCTGCCGCTGACCGCCGCAAGCGTCTGAACGCGGGCGAGTACATCCCCAGCGCGACGCCGTTCGCAACACCGGCCCCGTTCTTCGCACCGATGCCGGCTGGCCTGGGCGGGCCGCCGCCCGGCATGTCGAGCCCCTTCGCTGCCTTCCGCGACACGCTCGGCATGCCGTTCGCCATGACGCCCTACGCGCTGAACCCCGCCCCGGCCCGACCGGCGATGGACGCGTTCGCGCCGCTGCCGCCCGCGCCGACGCCCATGCCGATGCCGCGCGCGGACCAGACGACCGGCTTCTTCGACTATCTCCGCATGCTGCGAGGCTATTGATGAGCGGGCTTCTCGACGAGGAATATGACGCCCGCCTGGCGGGCCGCGATCCGTACGCGACGCCCGCCAGCCGTCTGGGTGTGGCCGGGGTGGCTGTGCCGCGGCAGGGCAGGGAGCGCATGTCTTTCGGCGACATGGCGCGCGGTGTTGGTCAGGGGGTGCAAGCGCTCGGCTCGCTCGTCCCGACGCCGGGGGCGATGCTGCGGGGGTACTCAAGCGCTCTCGCCGGGATGGATATCCCCGAGGGTTCGCGGGTCATCCAAACTGATATGACCGACAGCGGCTACGCGTTTCTTCTTGCGGACGGTCGCATGGTTGACCCAGCGGGACGCCAGGGGCGGGATGTTCGCGAGTGGGCGGCAACCGAGCGTCGCGGCTCGGTCCTTCCGCTGTCGCAGAACACCGACACGGGTGAGGTGTCGCTCGCCGTGCCCGGCCTGCTCGATGCATTGCCAATGGCCGGCATGCAGGGCGGCCCGGCCGGCGCTCTGGGCGCTGGCGCGGGACGCCGGGCGCGCCTTAACGCCGGCGGCCCTTCGACCATCCCGACATACGATGACTTCGTGCGCCGCGGCGTCATCACGCCAGAACCGACCGCGCCGGTCGGCGGCGCGGCGGCTTCGACCAGTGGTGACATCGTCAACCAGGGCGCGGCGGCGGGTCTGGGGGGCGGCGTTCGCGGCATGGCGGCTGTCCCGAACCTTCGGGTGCTGTCGGCGGCTGACGCGGCACGTGTTGCGGCCAATGAGCCGCACCTGATCCGGACGGCGGATAGCGGCTATGTCGGCGCCCCGGATTGGGTTCGGGCCCCGGAGGATCTGGCGAAGCTGCGCGCCGACCTCGATGAGCTCATCGACGCGGGCGGGCCTTACCGCGGCTGGTATCAGCGCACTCGCGACTTCATCCGCGAGGTGTCGGGCGGCGACCCGTACCGCGAGCGCCATATCTCGCAGGGCCTTGGGGTCACATCCCCGCAAGCCTCACCAGACACCAACCTCAACTTCCAGGCGCAGGCCATCACGGCTTACGAGCGCGGCCAGCCCGCCGAAATTGTCCGTACCGGCAACACGGCGCGGGCCTACAATGAAGGCCGGGCCGCGATCGAGGCCGACGCCGCAAACGTCGCGCGCCAGGCCGGCGGGCAGCCGAGCATCGGCGACAATCGCCCGCCGATCGGCGAGCGCATTGTGGACGAAGAGCCGCCGCAGATGCGGCTGGGGCGGAAGACAGGCGTCTACGCCCAGCAGATTGACCCCAGCGCGCCCTGGGCGCCGACCGGCACGAACGACACGTGGATGGCGCGCGCGTTCGGGTTTCGTAACCCGAGCGGCGACGCCGGCCCCTTCGCCGGCAGCGTCACGCCGCAGATGCACGCCTTCATGGACTACGAAACCGTCCTGGCGGTGCAGCGCGCCAACGCGCGCCGTGCTGGTGGCTTCAACGATTGGAACGCCGCCAACATCCAAGAGGTGCCGTGGGTCGTTCTGGGCGGCCGGATGAACTCCGAGCGCCTGGGTATCCCGTTCGAAGAGGCGGTCCAGCGCATGGACCGCACCTACCCAGACTATGCCGGCAACTACAGCGCCTATCTGCCCCACGAACAGGTGCCCGGCCGATCGACGGGCGTCCTGCCCGGCCTGCTGGACCCGGAGCAGGGAGACGCGCGCGAAGCCTTCAGCCGCGCCGCGACCTGGCGCACCCGAACCGGCAACGACGCACTCCTGCAAGATATCGGGCTGATGAACCGCTACACGCAGGAGGCGCCGGGTATCTACCGGAACAGCGAGGGTGTGCTGGAGCGCAATCCCACTGAGGTTGCGACGGCGATCGTCCCGAATGTCGAGCTCCCCCACAGCGGGCGGGGCGCCGCGCCGCGTGGCGTGGACCCGCGCGCGGGCGAGACGCTGACCGGCGTCCAGGCTGTGCGCGGTCTGGTGGACGCGCAGGAAGGCAGCCCCTGGTACTACATCCAGGCGCCGGACCCGCAGGGTGTGGGCCGCGGCGGCGGCGCGCAGAACAACTTCCGGGTTGATCTCGGGCGGCAGCCTACGAGGGCCGAAGCCGACGCCTTGCAGGCTATCGCCGAGCGTGAGGGGTTCAGCTTCTCCAACAGCCGCGATGGCGCCGCCTTCTTGAACTTCGGTGACATGGACAACGCCCAGGCGGGCCGTGCCATGAAGCGCTTGCAGACGGAGATCAGCGCGATCAACCCGCGGGCCCGCGTCTCTCGCGGGCGGCGCGACGGCGACTATGTTGACCTGTCTGAAGAGTTGAGCGTCGAGAACCAGGGCCAGGGCCGGGCGACGCAGAAGGCGCTTTCGTACGTGGACGCCATGCCGGGCGCCGCAGGCGAGCGCCTGCTGGACAGCCCGGCAATTCGACAGAAGGCAGAGCAGAACCTCCGGCGGCTGGTCGAATATGGCGGCCAGGGGCAGCGCCCTGACTACGAGCGGATGCTGAACATCCTCTCTGTCGGCGGCCTGCGCGGCCTGCGGGATTTCGTGCGCCGCAACGGCCCCGCCGGCCTCCCGGCTACCCTTCTGACGGCTCTTGGCCTGCAAGAGGCCACTGGTGAGCCGGCACCTTCTCGCGGGCTGCTGGCGGAATGAGCGCCCAGAGATGAGCCGGCACCCGTTCCCCCTTCGGCCAGGAGACGACGCGCGGGTTCCCGCGAACCCACCAGCGAGCCTCGTCCATCGGCCGCGGCGCGGACTTGAGGCCCGCCAGAACCATCGCCTTCACGAGCGCCCCGGTGCTCGTGCTCGGGTTGTAGTCCTTGTCCATGACGCTAACGACCTCTCACCTCCAAACGGGCCAGCGTAGCACAGATGGCCGCTGACCCCCAAACCCTCCTCGCCCAGGCCGAGCTCGCCGCTCGCGACGCCAGGGGCGCCCTGGAGCACCCCGGCCTCAAGGCAGCGCTTGAGCGCCTGGAGGCGCGCTATCTCGACCAGATCCGGGCC